CCGATCTGGCGTTTCACTTCTGTATAAAAAACCATTTGTGACTTGATTTCGTTTTTGTATTCGCATTGCGTCGTTTTTGTTTTTGTATGTTGCTCCGCGTGATGAGTTGCATGGCTTACAAGCCGGCACAAGTCCGTCGGCAATGCTGCCTCCTGCGTCGTGCTCGACTAGGTGATCGGCTTCTGTTGCTTTATTCTTTTGGCACCAATGGCACAATGGTTCATCGCGTAGGAGTTGATGCCTTGCGTCTTTGTAGGCCTTGGTGTCGTACTCGGAGCGTTTGCGGGTCATGCTCCCGCGCCTTCGGCTTGGGCTAGCGCGGCGCAAGCGCCTTGCTGTTGCGAGTAGTAGTAGTTCATCATGTCGGGCTCGTCTCGGTTGAGTTGGGTTTGTTAACGGTATGTAATGCCGGCACAGTAAAGCCTAATGCGGTAATGCTCACCCACGGGATGCACTCACTCCGTACCCTTGCACTACCTAGCCGATTATGTTTACGGCTCGCTTCGTCGCTTCGCCTAACGCATTTCGTGTTGCATGTTTCAGGACGCGACGATCTACCCACGTTCCCGTGTGTTACCAACTGCCGTGCGAATGGCTTAGGTCGATGAGACTGATGAAGTTGTGCGTCCTTTAAGACTTAAATATTGGGAGATCCAGTTGATGTCGGCTGGACGCCATACCCAAACGACGGCGCCTTGTTGAAGCGTTGTAATCCATCGTGATTGAAGGGGCGAGATCTTGCCTTTATCGCTTTTAAGTTCTGCGAATATAACACGGCCCGAAGGATGTGCAAGCACAAGGTCTGGGAAACCGTGATCTCCTAATTCATGTGTAGCCCAGACGCCACGTTTGTTCATAGCCGGCATCGGATGATGCACTAGCCATCCGTGCATCTTGGCAAGATTGATCACGATCTTCTGGAAGTCTGACTCGGTCATGTGCGCGCCTGTTCAAGCAATACGTCACGCTGCAAAGTGAGCCATGTGATCTGTAATTTAAGTTCGTCAATGCCAATAAGTAGATCTTGGATCTGATAGTGCTGATCCCTGAGCCGTGAGGCGTGAGGGTCGGAAGCGTCAAACTTAATCACTTGAGACGGTCGATCACGGTTGACGCCTGAACGCCTGTGAGCGTCTCTAGGACGACATCTGAGACGCCGAGCGTGGCATGGATGAACTCCAAGAGATCAAGGTCGTTTAGTTCTTTGCCCCGTGCCAAAGCTTTTAAGAATCCAATTTGTTTCGGTGTTGCAAATTGCCCAGACGAGGAGGCGTGGGTCTCATCCTTTGAGGGACTCCCCGTCCGGGACACTTTCGACATCTCTTCGCGTGACGGCCGTTTACCGTGTGTTGCGTAGCCGGCATTGGCTAGACATCTGCCGATTGCCGAAGTTTCTGCATTCTCGATGTGCGCGGTCTTATTGACTGGCGAGGAGCCACGGATTTCTTCTGCGTATCCCGTCGCTTTAGGCCATGTGTCGATGAACTCAAAGAACACTTCGGCACGGAAGATCACTTGGTCGCCGTCTTGAGCGACGAGTTGCGTTGCAATGCGGCCGTTGGGGTGATCTGCCCAGAATCGGATGAGGCGATCTTCTACTGTTTCGTAGTTGCTGAGATCGAATGCCATGTCGGGTGTCCTTTAGTCGGTATTAGTGAGCGAATTGTACACGTTGAACGCGGCGCGAAGTTGATCCTCTGTTTGGAATGTGCGCGTCTCTAAGAACACTTCTACGGCTTTGGCAAGATCGTCAATGGCTGCCTTTTTGACGCTTGAGCGTGTGACCGCTGGGAAGTCGAGACGCATGGCGGCGCCGTGTTCGTCGCGGTAGCCGTAGTGCATGTAGATCTGAGAGCCGTTGCGTTCGCGCTTTAATGCAAATACCCAGCCGTCTTTGTGCAGCGCTGAAAGTGCGCCTGAGATCTGGCCGTGATGTAGCCCTAATTTGCCTGCTAGTTCTTTCCACGTGTAACCGACTTTGCAGCCTTGCAACGCTTCCAGTATTTGCTTTTGACGTGACGCCGTGATGCCCGAAGCGTCTTCAGAGATTGCGCGCGCCTTAGAAGTTTCTGAGCCGGCAACGTGGCCCGAGTGTCCGTTGTATGGGAGCGAAGGATGGAATAGGTCGGTCATGAGTGCGCCTCCAATGCTTGAATTGCTTTGTCGATCGTGGTGATGTCATGCAATGGCATCGGATCTTCCAATGTCATTCCGTTACGAATTGCGCGTAGACGTCGAATGAGTTCGGCGTGTGGATTTGGTGTAATGATTTCGTCAATGAATTCGAATAGTTGTTTTCGCATTTCTTCGCTGATGCCGTTATCGGGATAGGGCGTTTCGTTCACTTTGCAGTCCTCCAAGGATTCCAGCCTGAGTTTAGGTATATCGCATGGGTAGCGCGAAGTGAGGTGGTGGCGTTAAATAGATCGGAGCATTCGTCCAAGATCCCTTTGGCTTGTAGCCATCCGATGGGCCATTGCGAATTAGGTAAACACCAGAAGCCGTTAATTTGGGTGAGGCCGTATGAGCCGCCCATTGGGTCGTCGATGTTGTGGGCGTGTGGAAGGCAACGCGATTCGCGATGCATCACTAAGTCGAGCGTAGCCAATTGTTCGGCTGGGAAGCCAAGATCGAGGGCTAGTTGAAGCGCGTCGTCACACGTGGCGATCGTCGTGATCGTGGTAGCCGTAATCGGAACTGATGCCGGCACGACAACTTCCACGGGTGGCATCTCAGAAGGCTCTGGGAGGCTCCTAGCAACGCCTAGGAACGCCGTTAGCGCCCATAGGCTACCGATGACGCTGACGATGATTTGTGGGGCTGTAATCATTGTTTCTCCAGTTCGTAGGGTGGGCTCCATGAGTCGCCCGTGGCTGTCCTGAAGGACATACGGCCGGCTAGGTATTGCGCCTCGGATCCGCCGTTCATAAAGATCTGCACAAGTACTTCTTGGCCGTTGTCAAGAACTGTCTTGAGCACCAGATAGTCGAAGATTTGTGGATCGGTCATAAAATGGCCTTTCGTCGGTATTCCGACCTTAGCCAACACTTGCCTAGTAAGGGTGGATTTCCCCGAACGCCTTTAAGAATGCGGCTTTGACGAATATTGGGGAGTCTGCCGCCTGTGGTGTGATCTCGATGTGGAACCAGTCTCCGCCAGGTGCGCCTGAGACGGTTGGCTTGCTGTATTTGCTCCACGCTTGACGATCGCATTTCCACGCGCGGCCGAACGGCTGTGGGAAGTAGTCGATGATCATTTCTATTCCGAGATCGTTTGCATTGGCGCAAAGCTTCTCAATTGCTTCTAGCGCGTCTTTACGGTTAGCAAGTTTCTTGCTTGCGCTTGGACGATAGGAGAGATCGACGGCGCGGCCCGTGGCATGTACCGAGAGCGATTCTTTACCGCGCATATTGCGAACGCCATACGAGCCGTTATCCCATAAAGCGCCTTGGCCTAACCAGATAACTTCTTTAATAAAAGCGTCCATGCCGGCACGTCGTTTAGGTGATGCGCCGTCCGTGTTGCCCGTGTACGGCCTAGCGCCGACGATTGGGAGCGGTTGGGCTTTAGGCTTCGTCGTTTTTTTTGCGGCCATAGGAAGGATCTTTCGGGTTGAGCCATCGCAAGATGACGGGGGCGACTGATGCTATTGCGGCCGCAAGTAGATCTTTCGGATCGGTGTTGCCTGCAAGGTAAAGCGCTAGGGATGCGCCGACCATTGATCGAGCGTATGAAGCGATCATTGCTTTGTCTTGTGGTTTCATTGGTGGCCTTCCATGTGTCCGTCTATTTTTTGTTCAATGCGGCCGAGCGAGCGTTGAACTTCGCCGTGGTCTTTTCGGTTTTCTTTTCTCATGGTGTGGATGAGAGCCACCAGAACGCTAAAGCAGCCAGCCACGATAACGCCAGTAATCGACGCGCCCATCGCATTAGTCAATTGGTGGAGGCGGTGGTGGAATGTCGCAAACGCCGTCGGTTACAGTCCAGCCGATAGCGCAAGGGTTTTCCATTGTGTACAGAATCCACGTGCCGGGCTGTTGTGCGATCCATTCGGCTGTCGCAACAACAACATTAACAACAATGTTGTTTTCTACTTGAGCGTATGTTTGTTCCATCTTTAGACCTCGTATTCCACGTAGACATATCCTGAACCACCAGCCGCTCCACCAGTACCAGCCGCGCCACCAGCGCCGACCGTAACCGTAATTCCTACGCCTGCGGTAACTGCTCCGCCTGCAACGATTAGTGCGCCATTTTGTGCTTTGCCTTGTGCGTTTTCGGTAGTTACCGAACCGCTGCCCGTTCCAAAGGTTGCGCCGCCGTTGCCGCTGTTTGCTTGGCCTGCGCTTTGTTGTTGGTTGCTAGTGATGAATGTTGTTTGACCGTTTCCGCCTGTAGCGGTGATAGTTCCGCCTGCGAACGCAACCGAACTATTGCCACCAGCCGCGACGCTTGCGGTTCCTGTTGAGCCGCCGCCAGCCAAGATGTACGCGACTGCGTAAGTTACGCCGGTAGGCGGTGTGAAGGTTCCGCTTGCTGTGAATGCTGTGACTTGCGTTTGTGAGCCCACGTTTGACCAAGTGCTTCCTGTGTAAACTTGTAGTTTGCCTGTGCTTTCAAGATAACAAAATTGGCCCTGTGCGAGTGTCTTTTCGCCTGAGCCACCAAATGCGGCGTCGCGCGTTGTGGTGGTTGCGAATACGGGGATTCCAGAGTTCGTGATGTTGAGATCCGCTGCGGTGAGGACTTCGCCTGCCACATAGACGGGGACTGTAGTAACTGCGTTTGCTCCCATAGTGATTCCTATCCTAAGACATTCTCGGCGTTGATTGTGCCATATATGAGATCGTCAAGAATGAGTTCGTAGACGAGCGTCGTTGGGCTTGTGAATAGAGTGATGCGGTGTCCGTCGCTGAGGGTGATCTGATGCTGGATGCCTTCAATGGCTAATTCTTGGGCTAGTGACGTTGTGGTATTCCCCGTGTTAAATGACTTCTCGATGCTCACGGTGTCACCGATTTCTATGACGGCCACGGTGTCACGTTGGGCGTCTGTGAGCGTAGAGAAGGGCGTGGAGACGCTTGTGTACCGTGGCTCGGGTTCTGCCACCAGTAGATACTGGGCAAGTTCTAGGGCCGCTGCGTCGTTGTGAACTAGCGCGTCTGATATTGATTGCGTCTGGATGAAGTAGGTCGCTTGGGATGCTAGATCTTCGGCGACTTCTGGGGCTCCGCCGGCATGGGTTACGGATGCTCGGTTTACGACTTGGTTTGCTTCAAATGAGATGCCTACTTGGTCGTAGGGGATTGCTGTTCCGTTGTCGTGGAAGTCGGCTACGGCTGCGGAGAGTGTCGTTCCGATCCGATCTTGAAAAGTGAACGTCCCGTCACGGGCCACGAAGATTCTGCCCTGCACACTCTCATTGATTTTGGCCATGTATGCGGCGACGGATGTTCCGTTGGGAACGGTGTAGGCGGCTGCTCCGCCGAGTAGGACGGTAGAAGTTTCTAGGTTGCGTTCGCCAGGTAGTTGGAATGCGTTGACTTCTGGAAGGTCTAGAACGGCTTCAATTCGCACGTTGGCTAGTTCTTCTGAGACGTTGTATTCGCTCATGTATGTCTGGCTAAGTGTGTAAAAACGATCTGAGCATGAGACGTTGACTTCATCTAATCCTCCGAGATTGAAGTCGTAGGTGTAGTCGACGATAAATCCGTTGAAGAGTTCTTCTCCTTCGCGACTTAGAATAACGTTTCTCATTGGGGCTAATCCGGGTTGATCATTAGAACTGTCGAAAAATGGCGAGTCCTGATTGAACGGATTGAATACCCCGCCCGCGTAGCCGTCGAGCAAATTGAAGGTCATTGAGCCGGCGGTAAATTGGTCGCCTGTGTCGCGGCGTCCACGGAATACGTTTATGTTTGTTGAGCCGTCAATGACCGATGCGTATTGTGTCGTTCCGTTAAGCACGTACTCGGTGTTATTGAGTACGCCTTTAGTTGTGTTGTCAAGTGTGAAGCCGTCGACTATGAAGCCTGTGTCAATTTGGAGATCGTACGATCCCGATTGAACGATTGTGGCGGCCATTACGCGACTTGGATTTGTGCTGGGCCGTCTACGCGGTTCATTGCTTTAATCGCGTTAACAACGGCGCGGCCGATGTCTGCCGATGTTGAAATGCCGCCCGTGATGTTGACCGTGATGTTTTGTCCGCCTTGGTTCTTCATGCGATCTAATGGGATGACGGCTTCTGGGCCTTTCTCGCCTACGATGGCAAGAGTCGGAGCGGTCACGATGCCGCCCGTGGCCATCATGCGGATTCCACCGATGCCACCCGTAGCCGCTTCTTGTGCCTGACCAATACGGCCAAGAGATATCTCATTCAATGTTCCCACGTTGTCAACGAAGGGAATCGCGTTGTATGCCTTGATGAGCACGTTTATCGCTTTGATCCACATGTTCGCCATGTTCTCAAATGCGCCAATGATAAAGTTGATGACTCCGTTGATGCCATCGCGGAACCATTCAAACTTCTTGTATGCGGCCACAAGCGCGACAACCATGACGGCGATGCCGGCTGCAATGGCGGAAAACGGGTTTAGAGCCATCGCAAAATTGACGGCCATGATCGAGACGGCAATTGCGCCGATCGTGCCGGCAATGGCCAAGAAGACGCCGGGGTTTGCTTGAGCCCAGTCTGCGAACTTTTGGATTACTGGGAGGACGGCTTCGAATGCTGGGAGTAGTGCGGCGCCGACTGATTCTTTGGTTTCGTCTAGCGAGTTCTTAAGAATCTTCATGCGGCCTGCGGCGGTTTCTGCGGCTGCGGCCGTGGCTCCTCCGAAGGTTCCGCCAAGAACATTCATCACGTCGTCGAGACTTGCGCCGTCTTTAATCATTGCTTTGATCTCTGGGGAGAGTTGTCCTAAGGCTTTGAAATTGCCGCCGTAAGCCTTGGCAAGAGCATCGGAGACGGTCGCTAGATCTTTACCAGAGCCTTGTGCGATGTCCTGTGCGAGCGCTAGAGCGGTGTTGGCTGTAGTGATGTCCTTTGTGCCTACAAGAAGCGCTTGGAAGGCTGGACGGAGTTCGGAGTCTGCCGTGCCGGACGCCCTCGACATTGCGGCGATGACCTTTTCTTGAGAAGCGACTTGTGCGTCGGTTGCTCCCGTGACGTTCTGCATTACAAGCGCTAGGTTCGCTTGTTCGGCTGCGTCCTCCATGGCGGCTTGAGTTGCTCCGACGAGGGCTACGCCTAATCCGGCAACGGCGGCGGCCGCTGGGAGTGCTGCCTTTTTGATTGCGAAGTTTGCTTTTTCGCCGAAAGTTTCTAGTTGCTTGAATTGGGCGATTGCTTTTTTGGCGCCCTTGGGATCGTATTCTCTGATGATTGGGAGGATGACGGCCATGGGTTACCTTGCGCTTAGATCGCGGCTCAAAGCTTCTCCGACGCGGTCAACGATTCGCGCCATTTCTACTTCAAGATCGCTTTTGTTTGCTTCGTATTGTTTCCACACTACTCGCGACGGTGCTCCGTACTTGGCTGTTAGTGCGGCGCCCATGCGGTTAGACGATGAGAAGTCAAAGAATGATGCGGCGGCTCCTGTCCATTTGATTGCAAACGTGGAGAGGTTTACCTTGCCGCCAAAGACTTCTTTAGGCGCTTTGGTATTGATGTATGCCTTTACGGAATGATCGGTCGGCCACGGGAAGACTTCGTATTGGCCACGGAGATTCCATTGGCGAGCCCAACCTGAAAGCGGATAGTTCAATGGGATGGCCGACTGGATGTCCGAGACGAGCCCAGCAGTAACGCGTTTGTAGTCCTTGGTGATGTCGCGACGAAGTGCCTTGTCGATCTTGTTTAGATCCTTGAGCGCTTGGCCTAAACCGAACACTTCAATTCGTGCTTCTACTCCGCTCATTTGCGTCCTTTTTTGCTTTGGTCATTAAGGACTCTAATGATTGTTTGGAGGTCGCGCGCGTCAAATGAATCCGCATAGAACGTCGGAGCCCATCCCGTCGCGACTACCAGTTCGGCTAATTGCCGGCGGTAGCCGCGTCCGTAGGGTTTGGATCGGTTGCGTCCTCCGCTGCGATCTCGACGTCTGGGTTTTCTTTCAACCATTCGCGCCAAGTCGCTGGAAGTTTCTCGCCTTTAATAACAAGCAACGTGTGAACCCAACACGCAAGATCGGATGCACCGATGCCGCGTCCGTCCGATACTCGACGATTCTCTAGGCGTTCCCATTCGGCAATGACGAAAAGGTTTGTCGATAGTTGTTCTTTGACTTCTCCGCGCGTGAGGCTGAGTTTGATTTTCATGGTTCTCCTTGTGTCGGGCCGAGGACGGCCGTGATTATGGGTTGGTTGTATCGGCTGAGTACACGCCGCCCATGAGCGTGATATCGATCGACTGCAATTCGCCGAGAGAAGCCGAGATGACTGGCAACGATTCTAGGTAGCAGTTTGTCAAAGTAAAGCCGGGGTTTGTTGCCGAGTCGACTGCCGAAGTTGGCTTGACGATGACGGTTGTCTTCGTGCCAACTAATGGCGCGAGTGTTGCGTAAGTGGCTGAAGCGGCGTATGAAAGATACAAGGTCAATGTGCATTCGTTGTCTTCGAGGCCTGCGGTAAACGTGTTTGCGGTATCTCCGAAAACGGTGTCATTTAGAGCCGTAACGGTGCGAGTCAATGTGGCAGATGTACACCACCCGGTGAGTGCCGTTGATCCCAATGTGACGGTTGGATTGGAGAGGATAGTTGAGGTTGCCATGATTGCTCCTTGAGTTGTGGATTTAGTTTGACATAGATTCGGGCGCTAGGTGTGGATTACGCCGTTTGGACTTGAGTAGAGACGGTAAGTTCATATGCCGGCAGGACGGATCCGCCGATGTCGACGTTTGTAGGGCGGCCTGAGACGATGCCGATGTTGAGCGCGTACACCTGAGCGAGCATGTTAAGCAGCGACTTCTGGGCGTCTAGGTTGCCGGGGCCTAGGGTCACGATCTGAAGTGTAAAGGTCAATTTAGCAATGTTGTAGTTGTATCCGTCAATGGAGTCAATGTTGACGAAGACGCATGGCGGAACGATGTTGCGTGGATCGTTTACAACTTGAAGCCCGACAACGGTTTGGAGTTTGGCGACTAGGTCGTCGTAGCCCTCATTGAATAGATCGGTATAAGTCGGGACTGGCACTAGGCCACCTGCGGACGATCAATGCCTAACAACTGGCGGATCATTCCGTTGAGTCCCATGACTGGAGCGGTCCCCATGGATTGAAATGATGCGAAGGAATCCATAGATCCGCGTTGACGGTACAACGCTCCGCCGTACATGATCGTCCCAAGTTTGACATCTTGCGATGGAACGGTCGTAAGGGAATCGACATAGCCGGCTTCCATTCTTCGGCGCCAACAGAATTGCGACGAACTAGAAGCGCAAATGGTGAGGAACGTAGCGTCGGCTGCGGTAGCCGTGCCGATCCCTAACCAATCCTCGATGTCCGTGGCCGTGATCCAAGAGCAAGTCGGGGTCGCTGTTAGGGTTCCAGATGCGGCTTGACGGGCTACGTCTGACGCGGTACGGGCATAAAGAACTTGGTTCGGAATGGTGATGCCGGGGTTGTATTCAAGATCGCCTTCGTCGTCAATGCCGATGAAGTAGTAATCGGGCAATGCTCGGATCGTGTAGGTGCCGTTGAACGTGGCATCTACTGATGCAACGGTGATCGACTGGCCGACCTCCAACTCCGCAGGGGTGAGAAGTTGAAGGACGGCGTAGTTCGACGTAAGTTGCTTACTGATGACCTGATAAGTGGCCATAATTTTGGCCTACCTTTCAGATTATGCGCGGACGGCTTTGACGAACTTGGTTGGGTCAATCATCAAAGTTGCAAGATATCCCCTGAAGGCGATCGTGCGCGACAAAGTAGAAGGCACGTCAATACTAATTGCGCCCTTCTGCTGTTCGAAGATTTCGTAACCAGATGCATCGCCAACGATCAAAGTGTTCGCCGCAAAATTACGATCAACAACTACTTGCAAGCCGAATGCAATTCCGTTTGGCTGTCCCGGCATGAGGTTGCCGTAAGCGTTCATTGGGCCTACTGCTGGGAACAAAGGTCGCTTTGACGAATCCGACAAGCCCATTAAAGTTCCCCAGAAGTCTGGCGATACGAACATGTGTGTAGGCAAGTTGCCGTTAGATCCGGAAAGGATCGTTGTTGCTGCTGCCGATACCCATGACTGCCAGTAGGAAGGATCGGTTTCTGATGCTGCGGCAAATGCCGAAGTGACAGATGCTCCTGCTACCAAGTTGTCTGCTGCAACGTTGTCAGTAGCGTTTGCATAGATGCGACCCATGTCGTCGAGAAGAATTGAAATGATCTCGGGTGTACTCCAATCGATTGATTGTTCGGAGAGGGTGACATATCCACCGTAGGTACCTTTTGTAACTTGGTTGTCTGTAACAACGAGAGTGCCTTGGGTAAGTGCGGTGTTTTCGGTTGACTGTACGCCCATTGAAGTATGCGTTGTTACTTCTGGACGGATGAATACTTTGCCGCCTTGCGGCATTGCTTTTGCGCCGATTGCGTCAATGACTGGACGACGACCGATGAAGTTGTTGTATACCGGCTGAACGATTGGCAATGGAAGAACACCAGGAATGTCGGTGGTGAGCACGTTCGGTGCTGCGGCCTGAATGCCTTCGCGCATTGCTTGAAACTTGTCGCTGCTAGTAAAAAATGCCGAAATGTATTCGGCGGCTGTTGGCATTTTGAACTCGCGCTTGGCGGTTGCAAAGATAGTTTGTGTCGCGGCAGATGCTTCGACTACGGCTGGGGCTTCGACTATTTCGTTCATTGTTTCGTTCTCCTGTTGAGGTGCTTCTTCTTCAATAGTACTTATTTCTTCTTCTTCGTGTGGGATACTCGCGGCGACTTCCAAGATCGGGGCGTCAAATGCGCCCTGAGCGACGACCGATAATTCGTCCCACCTAGCAGAGGTAACGACCATGACGCCTTCTTTGTCGTATTTGAACTTGAGTGGGGTCACTCCTACGGACACTTCTCGGAGGGCGCCATCGCTGGCGAGCACCAAAGCTTCTGAGCCGAGAACGGTTTCGCTGATCCTTGCGGAGAAGAGCATTCCTTCTTCGGTTTCTACGCGCTCAGTCACGGTGCCGATTACTTTGCTGGAATCGTGGAACATTTGGAGGACGGGTGCGCGGCCGTCGACTGGGAGGGAGCCGGGGGCGAAAGCCACCATTGACCCATCCGAAACTTTTGCGGGAGTGTTATATCTGACGGCAATTCCCGAGATCGTGCGGCGTGGCGAATCGCCTGCGGCCGCGTCAATGGTGAATGCTTCTGATCCGAATCTAATCATGGCGTGATCCTAATTTCGTGCGATTGGTGTTTGGGGGATATCTGAATCTTCTGGCATGTCGCGTAAGTCTGGCATGTCTCCGCCAAGGTATGCCTCGGAGAGATAGTCCGAAGTGTCAAAGCGGACGAAGGTTCCGCGCGGAAGAACATTATCGGAGGACAACGTGGAAGCGATGCATTGTGCGATCGGTGAGCACGCATACGTCCAGTTATCAATGCGAGATTGCTGGCTGGATTGGTATGAGTATGCGCCGATTGATACCGACAGAAGGAAAGATGGGACGCCAAGAATGCGGCCAATGTCTCGGGCGGAATAGTCGGCGGACTCAATCATCATTTGTTTATCTGGGCTGGCATCAGTCGCGACATATTCGATGAACTCATTGAGGGCGGCCGTGTTGTTTCCAGACGTGCGCGCGATATTAAATTGTTGAGCGAGATCGTTAAGTTCGGCTGAACTGAGCGGTTCGCCTCCAGTTTGTTTGAGATATCCGCTTGGCAGGACTGACTGCGCCGCGCGGAGCCTTGATTCTTCAACACGAAGCGCTGTCTCAACCGCGCGTGTGCCGGCTGAGTTAAACGATTGCATCGGTGAAATAAATTGGATGACGTCGCGCGGATCTAGTTGGACGCCGTTAAATACGATCTGTTTCGATGGGCCGAACCAGATCGGGCCGGCTTGATCGAGCGTTTGTACCATGGCAGCCGGGAGTCGGGTGAAGTTGTTTGGGTAGCCGTCTGCGGTGCGATCATTTGGGTCTACATACCAAAAGCTCCTGCCTTCAAAAATTAAATCATCG